CCCTTCTTTTAAAACTTGGAAAATATGGATGGGGACATAATAGTACAGAAGTTGTTGAACGGGGTGCCCGTGGATGATTTTATTGTTTTCTTTATTGCGGCCATGGTGGGTTTTATTCTCACTTTTGGTTGGGACGTTAAGCAGGGAGTAAAGAAAAGCGACAAAACCCCCAACAAGTGGGATTGGCCTTCGTTTTGGAAGGGATGGAAACGGGTCACACAGAGTATTATTCTCATTGCTGCTAGCATTGTGTTCTGGCCTCAAATATCAAGGTTCCTGCTTGATTCAGAAACCCCCATCAATTTGACTCTGTGGTCATCCTTCGGAATAGGAATAGGATTGGATAAAATATCATCAGGACTGTCAGCCTTGCGCAAAAAATAATAAGATATGAAACGAGCAGCTTCTAAGTCGAACGGGGAGATTCAGGCAAACAAGGACGATTTGATGGGCCGTCTTCAAACATTTGTGGAATTACAAGGAGCCCTGTCAGGACGAATGAACCTGGCCGGTCAATTGGGTCTGACTTATGGTGGGGAACGTGATGTGTACAAAGCACTAGGGTACAAGAAGGTACTCACATATGATGATTTTGCTAAGAGGTACTACCGTCAGGACATTGCCAAGGCCGTGATAGATCGTCCGATTCAGTTTACCTGGAAAGGTCCGGTACTAATTACTGAGGTGGGGCAAGAGACTGAGACAGAGCTTGAAAAAGCTTGGATCGAGTTAAATAAGAAGCTCAAGATAAAGAATAATTTCGTTCGGTTGGATAAGCTTTCCAATATCGGAGAATACGGGGTGTTACTACTTGGTTTTGATGATGTGCGGAAGATTGAGGATTGGTTAAAACCTGCTCCTGAAAAGGATGTTGAATTGAATTACATTCGTCCCTTGTCCCAGGGTTCTGTAGAAATTAAGAACTACGTAAAAGACACAAAGAATGAGCGATTTGGGTTAGTAAAAACATATTCTATCACCATTGCTACTGATGATGGTGGTTCTACAAAGACTTTTGATGTGGATTGGTCACGAGCCATCCATATTATTCCAGAACCCTCTGAAAGTAATACTAGGGGGGTTCCCGCACTACAACCCATTTTTAATCGCTTGGAGGATGTGGAGAAATTGACAGGTGGATCTGCTGAGATGTTTTGGAGGGGAGCCCGTCCTGGGTTTCAATTCATTGCCGACAAAGATTCTACAATCGGAAAAGATGTGGAGAATGATCTCATAAATCAGGGAGATGAATACGAGAATTTTTTGCGGAGAATGCTTGTTACTACTGGTGGGAAATGGGAACCATTACCTTCTCAGGTAAGTTCCCCTATGGATCATCTTGAGATTCAGATACAGATGATTTGCGCGGAAAAAGGTATACCAAAGAGGATATTGACAGGTTCAGAGCGAGGAGAATTGGCCAGCTCACAGGATCTATCCTCTTGGTATGCTGTGGTACAAACACGTAGGGAAGAGGTTGCGGAACCAGCCATTGTTCGTCCATTTGTAGATATGTGCATAGAGAAAGGAATACTTCCGGAACCAAGCACAGGTGAATATCAGGTGCAGTGGATTGATTTGTTTGCTATTTCTGAAAAAGACAAAGCAGAAGTAGGACGTATTAGAGCCACAGCATTACGTGAATATGTTCAGAATCCTTTGGCAGCTGCAGTTCTTCCTCCGGAGGCATTCTTTGATTGGTTCCTTGGATTAAATGAGGATCAGGTAGCTGAGATTACTAGGATGTCTTCTGAAGAGATACAGAGGGAAATAGATAGGGTAGCTGCTGCAGGACAAAGTTCTGGGACAATAGAGCCTGAAGAAGGAGGTGATGATGAGTAATGTGTATGCACATACCGTCCCTACTGTATTTACCAGGTTGCAGATCAATGCCTATGATCCGACCAGGACCACGACATTGCGAAATATCTTTTCCCGGCAGATGGATGGGCGATTCAATGCTTTATCTCGTATTATACGCCAAGCCATAGTTGAATTAGATGTGTTTGGATTGAGGGTACTAACACAACAGGAAGAATTAATACCTCCTGCATCTAATGCATTTAATTTTCCTCGGACAGAAGATAAGATCAAAGCTTTTATGGAGTGGTTGCAGCGTCAGGAGAATAAAGGTCTTCTTGAAACAATTACTTTGCCAAGAATTGGAGTAGGTATAGAAGAGCCCTGGACCAATTTATACATTTTGGATTCATACAAACGTGGAGTTCTTCGGGCCAGGCATGAGATGCGGAAAGCTGGATATGATGTTCCTACTGTAGATATTTCTGGGGGAATTGAGGCTGTTATGGGGACTCCATTCCATGTTGATAGGGTTGGGGTCTTATTTACTCGGGTATTTGCGGAATTGAAAGGTGTGACAACTACAATGGATACTCAGATTAGCAGGATCTTGGCTCAGGGCCTGATTGATGGTGATAATCCCAGATTGCTGGCTCGTAAATTAGTTAGTACCATCAATGGTTCTGGAATGGGGGAATTGGGCATTACGGATTCTCTGGGACGATTCATTCCGGCACAGCGACGAGCTCAGATGATTGCTCGTACAGAGATTATCAGGGCACATCACCAGGCCATGGTGCAGGAATACAAGAATTGGGCTGCTGATGGTTTTATTGTCATAGCTGAATGGAGTACTGCAGGGGATGAGAGGGTGTGTAGTCGTTGTTCTGCTTTAGAAGGCAACGAGTTTACTCTTAGGGAGATAGAACATATGATACCTTTGCATCCGCTTTGCAGATGTATTGCGATACCTAAAGAAGTTAAGAAAAAATGATGAAAGCAATACGAAATAGATATGCTTGGTTGATTAACAAAATCAACACTCACAATTACATCAATGTAGCGGAAATTGGGTGTAAGGAAGGGAATACGTCTATGCATTTGTTAAAACATTGTCCTCAAATCAATTTGGTGTGTGTAGATCTGTGGGACTATGTTCCCGGAACGTTTACGGCAGCTTACGATTCAGAATATATTAAGTGGAACTTCAAGGAAATTAAAGCCACGTTTGATAAACAGGTACAACCGTGGAAAGATCGAGTTGTTATCCTCCAAGGAGTCAGTTGGGAAATGGCCGAACGTGTTGAAGATGGAACTTTAGATTTCATTTTCATAGATGCTGATCATGGGTATACGGCTGTTAAGAAGGATATTCAAGCGTGGATGCCCAAAGTGTGTAAGGGTGGAATGATAACAGGACATGATATTACTGCTGTGGGTGTACAAGCTGCAGTTTCGGAATTAATAAAGGACCATCGTCGTGGTCCGGCTAAAATGTGGTGGATTTATAAGAAATGATGAAGCATTTAACTATAGCGTTCCCATATTATGATTGTCCAAATATGCTCAAGGTGCATTTGGATTATTGGAAGTGGCTGCCTTACACATTTTCTACTAGGGTAAATGTTGTTGTTGTGGATGATGGTTCCCCAAATTATCCTGCTTTGGATGTACTGCGGAAGTATGGGATTCCTTCATTTGAATTCAAACTGTTTCGGATCCATGAGAATATTCCATGGAATCATGGAGGGGCAAAGAATTTGGCAATGCAGCAGGCCTATCCAGGTTGGGTAGTATTGACAGATGCTGATCACGTAATGAGTGCTGAAAATATAGTGAATTTGTTGGAAACCAAATTGGATCCCCCTTTTATATACAAACCGAGCAGGGATGATATGCTTAGCCACACTGAACGTACTCCCATAGGTACCCATACTGGTTCTTTTATAATGACTAAGGAGATGTTTTGGAAAATAGGGGGGTTTGATGAAAGCTTATCCAGATTTTGGAATGGTCCGGGTTACCCCTTTCGTAAGGCTTCGAAAAAACATGCTCCTTGGATTCCTTTAGAAGGTGTTCGTTTGTTTCGATTCGGCAACGAGTTAGTAGGAGATGCCAATGTAATGGAGTGGGATAGAGTTGGTAGTGAGTATGATATTAAGACAAATCAGGTTATGCTGAAAAAGCAAAAACAAGCATTAAATAAGTACAAACCAATAAATCCATTAAGATTTACATGGACACGCGAGATTTGAAAATACCGGCAATGACACCTCCGGAGGTTCATGATTATCTACGCACTGTGGGGAAGCAGTGGACAGGAGAGGGTTTAGCTGTTGAATTAGGATGTTGGTTGGGAGCTAGCACGGTTCCATTGTTGGATGGTTTGACTGATGCTGGGTATTCTGATTTTTATTGGGCTTTTGATAATTGGCATGCTACTAAGAGTGAGGTACAGAAAGCAAAGGAGCAGGGGTTGGTAATAAAGGTGGGCCAGGATCTTATGCCCTTGTTCTTGGAGAATACTGAAGAATTTGGACTAATCCAGCCTATTAAGGGAAGTCTCCCAGATACTCTGGGGGAATACAATGGAGGGCCTATTGAGATTTGTTTGTTTGATGCTCCAAAAAAGGATCCTGTTTTTACCAAGTGTTTAAAACGGCTGGAACCACATTTCCTTCCCGGTATTACAGTGATTGGCTTTTTGGATTATTATGCATATGAAAAACATACGGGACAGAAATGTTATGATTTATCTATTCCTGTTCGAACTACAGAGAATGAAGCAGATAGTTTTGAATTGATGCAACATTGGCCTGGGTTGTGTTCCTGTGCCTTTTTCAAATACAAAAAACCAATGTTATGGGGAAAAAAGAGATAATGGTACAGGATTACAAAATCCTGACTCAGAATTATCAAATTCGGGAAGAGACGTACCAGGGGCGTTCTTATTTGGTAGTACCTGTGGTAATGATGAAAGAGGGAGTTCATAATGGTAGTCAAGGTCCTATTTTACACCAGGAAGAGGAACTTAGACAGTTTACAGTGGCTTGGAATGGTATTCCCGTTACAATTCATCATCCCGAGGAAGATGGACACAATGTTTCTGCCAATTCTCCACGTGTTATGGAACGGTATGCTGTGGGGCAGATTTTTAACACTCATTATAATGATGGATTACGGGCTGAGGCCTGGATCGATCTACAAAAAATTGAAGGAATCCCCGACGGGCCATTGGCTCTGTCCTACATTCGTGCAGGCAGGCCTTTGGATGTCAGTGTTGGGGTGTTTAATGAATCCATTTCCAATGAAGGTGATTGGAATGGAGAAACCTACGAGGCTATAGCAAGAGGCTATCGACCGGACCATTTGGCTCTTTTGCCAGGAGAGCAAGGTGCATGTTCGTGGGCTGATGGCTGTGGCATTCGTGCAAATAAGAAAGGAGGCAACGTGGAAGATTTGAAGAAGTCTTTCAAAACCCTTAGTGAAAAGGGGTATGCGGTGTCCTTAATCAGCAATGAGGAAGGATTCCAACAGATCTCCCGTCTACTCCAGAACTCTTTGGATGCGATGGACACTAACACCAAGGCTTATTATCTGGAGGAAGTGTTTGCGAATGATTTCGTATATCGTGTTCGTACGAGTGATGGAGGTAGTACTCTCTATCGTCGCGGATATTCCATGAATAATGGCACAGTTGAAATGGCTGATGATTCCGTTGAAGTTCGAAAACAAGTGGAGTACGTTACCATGAAAATGAAGCGTACAAAGCCTAGTATTAATTCTGAAAATAAAGGAGGTAAAATGAGTAAAGAACAAACCCTCTGTTGTGAAGCCAAAGTGGATGCGCTTATCGCGAATAAGCTGACCCACTGGCAAGCTACTGACAGAGAATGGTTGCTGACACAAGATGAGGCAACCATAGCCAAAATGTCTCCGATAGTACCTGAGAAGGAGGAAGATACTCCGGCACAGGTTAATAAGGAGGAAGTCATTGATAATTTCAAGGCTTCTTTGAAAACTGTCGAAGACTTTACCGCTCAAATGCCGGAAGAGATGAAGGCAACTGTTGAAGCGGGTGTGAAAATGTATCGGGACAGCCGTAAGGCTAAGATTGATGCAATTGTAGCCAACAGTGAGTTCGAGGAGGATGAGCTGAAGGTTATGAGTGATGCACATCTGGACAAGCTGTCCAAATCTATTAACAAATCAAAGGGTGATTTTTCTGGTCAAGGAGAACCTGTCACTAACCGTGGAGAAAACGGGGAAGAGGCAGAACCTCCCATGGTTCCTGTTGAGTACACCTGGAAAAAGAAAAAGGAGGATTAAAAAATGGCACGAAGAACCATTATTGTAAAAAACTACTCGAATGTTTTCGAGGAGTATGATGCCGTTGCCGCTATCACTCCTGGGATGCTCTTGGAGCTGACCAGTGCTGGTGAGGTACAAGCACACTCCAATTCTGGACTGAATGCTCCGCGCATTTTTGCCCTGGAGGATGTGTACCAAGGAAAAGGTGTCGATGATAATTATGCAGCTGATGATAAAGTCCGGACCTGGGTTCCTACCCCCGGATGTCAGGTGCTGGGACTCTTAGCAGATGGTGAGAATGTAGCCATCGGAGATTTCGTAGAATCCAATGGAGATGGCATGCTGAAGAAGCATGTAGCTGATGTGGAATCTTTTGAATCTGCTGAAGCTGGGGCTATCACTGTTTATCCGGAGCAAATCGTGGGTCAGGTCCTTGAGGCTATTGACATCAGTGATTCTTCCGGAGCAGAATCCAGTGGAGCGCAGGGATATAACAAGCGGATCAAGATTCGTATCGTTTAATTAAAGAAAGGAGGACAAAGATGAAAACGAATGTTGATATTATCGCGAATGGACAGGCAACGGGCTCAGTAGCTCAGCAGTTTCTGTCTTCAGGACGTTTGGATCCTGCGTTTATGAGACCTTTTGTCGGAAGCGACAACAAACCCTATATTTCTGTGTTCAAAGGGGGAGACCCTGCTGATCCCAAGAATTATAAGAATATCCAGGTGAATGCTGGTACCCTGAGAAGGGATGAGTGGAAACAACTTGACCAGACTGTTCTTCAGATTGCTGAGAGCCGCTTGAACGGTATCCAGGATCTGATTGACAAAGGTCTTGTTTATACCATTGGAAATGGTCTTGGAACTACAGTTCTTGAGTGGCATGACGTGAGTGATGCTCTGGAGGCTGCTCTGACCATGGATGGTGTGACCCGAGGTGAGAACGATCAGGTTGTATATCAGTACAACTATCTGCCCTTGCCGATCATCCACGTAGACTACGAAATCAATGCTCGTTATTTGGCTTCGAGTCGTAACATGGGTGCCGCACTGGACACAACCATGGCCGGACGTGCTGCCAGAAAGGTAGCTGAGAGACTGGAGAATATGCTTTTCACTGATACTTCGTATTCGTACGGGGGATTGGATGATCGTAGCAGAAATTCCATCTACAGTTATCTGAACCATCCTGACAGGCAGACCAAAGCTCTTGGAACGGCCTGGGATGACAGTTCCAAGTCTCCTCGTGAGATCCTTAGGGATGTTCAGGAGATGAAGCAACAGCTGGTCGCTATCCATTATAATGGACCTTATACTATGTATATTCCTACAGCGTATGAGACCATTATGGACAACGATTATGAGGACACCGGTACTACTGCTACCGGAATGACCGTCCGTGAGAGGCTGTTGAAGCTTGGTCAACTCAATGACATCAAAGTCGTTGACACTCTCCCTGATGATACCGTTATTATGGTACAAATGACTTCTGACGTAGTTCGTCTTGTACGAGGTATGGGAATTCAGAATGTTCAGTGGGGTGAAGAAGGTAACATGGTTACCAAGTACAAAGTAATGACTATTCAGGTTCCCCAGATTCGCTCTGATGCGAACAGTGCCTGTGGAATTGTGCATATGTCAAATGCTTAATTATAGAATCACTAATCAAGTGATTTCTTTAAAAGGAGGAATGAAAAATGAAAAGAGCAAATAATATAAAAGACGAAAAACCCAAGGAAGGACAAGTCAAATTCCATAAACAAGGGGGTGGGGCTTTTGCCGTTACAATTGATGGACGCAGGAAAATTATCAAACCAGGACAGACTTTTTACGCTCATCCTGATGAGATTCCCGCTGCTTTCCGTGATGTTATTGTTCCGGTGGACAAATCTAAATTGAAGGCTGTTGAGGAGGGGGTTTCCAATGCGGCTGATTTAGATTATTCTGCCAAGCATCATGGTGGTGGAAAATATGCTGTCTACAATTCTAATGGTGACAGGCAGAATGATGACTGGTTATCCAAGGATGAAGCAAAGGCCTTGGTTGAATCTCTGAAAGGAACCTGATGTGGCAAATTCCGGAGATGTGGAAAGGAGGAGAGTGTTGGATCATAGGAGGTGGTCCTTCCATACCTCGTGAATTTGATATTCCGGAGCATGTAGTACAAGGCGTTCTTTCCAGAGAACTTCCTTTGAATGCATACTCTCCTTATCTTTCAGCTATACACCACAAACACATTATCGGAGTCAATGCTGCATTTTATTTAGGTTCTTGGGTTGATATCGCGTTCTTTGGAGATGGTGGATTTTACTTTCAGAATAGGAAGGAATTGTTGGAGTTTCCCAATATGTTGGTCTCTTGTAATCCTGCCCTTAGTAATAATAAAAAGGCGATTGGTGTAAAGTTTATTCGTCGGGATGGCAGGTACAGGCATGGGATTAGTTTTAGAAAGGGATCGGTGTCTTGGAATAAGAATAGTGGGGCTGCAGCAATTAATCTAGCTGTTCATCTGGGAGCAAAGCGAATCTACCTTTTGGGATTTGACATGAAGCTTGGGGAGGGGGATCTTCAGTGGTGGCACAAACACTACAAGAGAGCTCAGAACGATAAAAAAACGCATCCAAAAAAGCTTCCGTTTCAAAATCACCTTGAGGGATTCCCAGTCATTGCCCGGGACGCTCGTAGACATGGGATTGAGATATTCAACATATCCAGGGATTCAGCAATAACTAATTTTCCTAAAATCACAGTACAAGAAGCATTAGAACATGGCAAGAAGAAGAAATAATAAGGATAAAGACAACAAACGATGGGTTTGGCTTATTCGGACTATCAAGTCCAATGGTTTTACGAGTGGGGCCGAAGTGGGTTGTGCAAATGGGACTACCTCCCATCGTGTTTTGAAAAATTGTCCGGGTTTTCACCTGTTCGCTGTTGATAAGTGGGAAAAGATTGAACGTGGTCCGGAAGCTGAGGGTGTAGGTGGTGGCAGATTTGTGGATGAGAATTATAAGGGTTGTTACAATTGGGATCCTGTTGAGGGTTGGAAACGATTTAATAGAGCTTGCAGGCCTTACAGTGATCGCTTGACAATTCTTAGAGGAGATTCTGTTGACATGGCTTCTCATGTTGTGGATGGTTCTTTGGACATTGTATTTATTGATGCAGATCATCGGTATGACGGGGTTCTCAGGGATTTAGCGGCCTGGGCTCCTAAGCTAAAAGAAGGGGGTGTGCTTTGTGGGCACGATATCCACTTGCCTGGGGTTCTACGGGCTGTTACTGAGAAAGTGCCTGATTTCAAAGAGGCTGGGATAGATCATGTTTGGTATGCTGAAAAGGAGGATTATGTGGATTGATGTTCGTATACCATTTGACGAGAATAATCGTTTAGCTGAGGCTTATAATAGAGCACTTCAGGAAAGTACTACCGATTGGGTACTTTTTCTGGATCATGATGTGTTTCTCTGTAATCCACATTGGTACAGCATGTGTTTGTACGTTATTGAGAATTTGAAGGGTGTGGATGATCGTGCTGCATGCATTGGATGTAAGTGTGGGGGGTCACATCACAAGCGTACAGTGAAACGCCATGGTCCCCCAGAATCTGATATTGAAAAGCATATTGCTTATTCGAAGAAAGTATATCATGAGTACGGCAACATGGTCCGGCAAATTCATGAACATGCAGCTGGTTATTTCCTTTTGTTGAATCGACAGATTGCCCAAGAAATTGGTTTTCGCCAGGTCAAGAACAGCATTAATAATATTGATCAGGATTTTGGCTCCAGGTTATTGGAAGGTGGATACCACATCTACGAGATGCAGGGATTATATATCTACCATCGTCGTGGAATGAAGCATTTGAAAAAAGAATTTACTATTGGTCATGGTTAGACAGGATCCTATATTAATCGCAGCCCCTCCTCGCTCGGGGACAACTATGATGGCGGGTTTACTCCATAAACATGGAGTTTGGGTAGGAAATGCACGTACTACCCGTTATCCTGGTACTAACTCTGATTTCGGTAGTGAGAATACCGATATCAAAAATATTATGAAAAAGGAGGCCCAGAAAATTGGTTATAAAAACTGGACTACTCCTTTTCCAGATCCTGATTTGGATTTAGATATTAAAGTTGGGATTGAACATTTTGTTCCGGATGATCAGGCCTGGTTGGTAAAAACATCCTGGTGCTTGGTATTCTGGAAGTTTTGGACAAGTGCTTATCCGGATGCTCGTTGGATATTTCTTACTCGGGATACTGTTAAGATTGTTGATTCTATGAATCGACATCCCGGGATGAAAAAACACCCTGACGGACAGAAGAACCAATATATTGCTCATTTGCTTCGGAACGCATCTGATATAATTGATCATGGTGCTTGGTTTACCTGTGTAGATATTGAGGCTGTTGCTGATCGTGACATGGGTGTGATTGCAGATTTATTTGATTTTTTGGATATGACTCCAGACCAGTCAATAATTGATGAATGGTTAGTACCTGATATGTTGAAACGATGAAGGCAAAAGTAAATATAATGTGTCTCTACTGGGTAGGGGAGTTTCGGGGCCGGGATTTCACCGTTGAGGATGTTTACAGACTTTACAAGTCAGTGCTCAAGCACATTGATCGTGATTTCGAGTTTTATGTATTGACCAATGATATGGAAGCCGTTTTGCCAGGACATAAGATCGCCCTCAAGCATGCTGATGATTGGCCAGGTTGGTGGGCCAAGATGGAGTTACACCGTGGAGATCTTCCTCAGGGCAGAACTTTGTACTTGGATCTGGATTCTCATTGTATTCGTTCTCTGGGTCCTATTTTGGACACCCCTGGGAATTTGGTGATGTTTCCTACCCCACATCCGGGAGGCTCTCGAATGACTGAGTTGGGTTGGGTGATTCCCAAGTACCAAGCTGCCACGATGTTGTTTGATTCGGGTGTGTTTGAGTGGATGTATGACAAGTTCAAAGCTGATTGGGACTATTATATTACTCATTATAGAAGTGATCAGGATATCATGGCTGAGTGGATACCGGACCAGGGTTTGTTCTTCCCTCAATGGATGATGAAATTGGGCCAGGTGATGAAGGGGTCCAAATACAATATAACTCCCCCGGAGGATGTCATTATCATAACAGGACAACCCAAGGGCAAATTGTTTAGACAGACTAATAAATTGCGATGGCTAGAAAAAATGGCAAGGTGAAGAAACGAGTGGCAATCATTACTATCAATCTGTCATTCGGAAATTGTGTGGGGTTGTATAAAGCCCTAAGTGAGGAGTATGATGTGACGGTTTTCACCCGCTCTAGGGATCAAAAAGGTATGGTAAAAGAAATTCCACACCATTTGGGATTCAGTGGTATTGACCTGGGTTTTGATCATTATTTTATTGTGAGTGCCGCTGCTTTTTTACGAGTGCATAAAAGTCGTATCAGGTCTATTTTTCGATACAAGCGCAAAATATCAGTTATTCTGACTGACAGTTGTTATCGGGTTCATCATGAATATTTGAACAAGTTGATTCACAGGTATCGTTTATTTGTTATGCCTGATTTATCCTATTTATGCCCGTTTCCTCACAAGATCTACTATGCTCCGTTTGAGTACACAGATTCCGTGAATAAGAATGAGAGCACCACAATTGCCCATTCTCCACATTCTGCTTCTAAAAGAGCAATAAAAGGGACAGAAATAATAAAGCAAGAAGTTGCTAAATACAATGTGGATTTTTCGATCATTGAGGGGAAATCTTGGAGAGAAGCTATTGCGGAGAAATCTAAAGCCCATATTTTCATTGATCAAATTGCTCCTAATAATGGAGATGGTTGGCATGGGGGTTTGGGTAAAAGTGGAATAGAAGCAATGGCTGTTGGTTGTGCCACTATAACATCTGGGGATTGTTTTAATCATAATGGGGAAATTCCACCACCTCCCATTGTATTGGCTGATGAGAATACATTATATGATGTTGTGGGAGAATTGCTGGAGAATACTAAGCGCAGGGAGGAAATTGCTACCAATCAGCAATTGTGGGTTCAAGCCTATTTGAATTACAAATTTCAATCGAATTACTTACATGCTTGATTACGAAAAAATATACAATGGTCCTGCTTCTGTAAAGAAGGTAGATGCTTCTTGGGAGCGGTACAGATTTGCCAAAGAATCTGCAGACAAAATGCCTATGCGTTATGCGTGGTCTATTGAGCATTTATTTGGATCTGTATTGGATGTAGGGGCTGGAGATGGTTATGGGGCGTATTTAATGACTAAGAATAAAAACATAACCAGTATCACTTGTTTGGAAATACAGGATGCAGCTATCAAAAAGATGGATAGGCACCTGCGCAAGTATAACAATATTAGAATTGTGAAAGGGGCCATTGAAAACATAGATCTTGGTATTGCTTTTAATTGCGTTCATTGTGGACACACTCTGGAGCATGTAGAAGATTTGGAACAAGCCATGAGGGGGTTGGTTCGTCATTGTCGGGATAGGATTGTTATTTCAGTTCCTATCAATGGGGGTGTAAATAGAATGCACCTCCGGGAATTTGTTTCTGATGAACAGGTGATATCACTTGTTGAGAAATATTTTAAACCAATAGAATATAAACATTTTTCAAAAGGCAATGATGTTTATAGTCTTGTAATAACAGCAAAACCGTATGGATGAAATGTATGTAATATGCTTTTATTGGGAAGGGGAGCGATGGCACTCCAACCCCAATGTGTCTGATTCAGCTGACCCCAGCTTTCGTCGTATGCTGCAACGAGCCGGGAATGTGGATTTGGATTTGGCTAGCCAATACGTGAATAATCTATTTCATGGTGTCTCCCGGTTTGCCAATAGGCCCTTTAAATTCATTTGCTTTACCAATGAAGATCTCAAGGTGGACAAATCCATTGAATTGCGTGGATTTCCTCTTCATACTGATAGGGGTGTGCTCCCCCGTGTGTATATGTTCAGTAAAGAAGCCGGGTTGGAAAATCGGCAAGTTTTATGTATAGATTTGGATGTGGTGGTCGTGGGGGATCTTTCCCCACTGATGAATTATGAGGGACTGTTCTGTGCTCGGAGCAAATTCAAGCCCGGGGAAGAGTGGAAATTGGACGGGGACGTGATGAGCTTCCGAGCCGGAGAAGAGGCTGACCGATTGTTCTGGCAGCCTTTTATCAAGGATGTGGATGCTGCAGTCAAGCTGACCAATGGCCGGGAGCGTTATTGGGTGCGTCATGTGGCAGATGACTTTGCAGATCGTTGGGACAAGTTTGCCCCTGGAGCAGTATTAAGCTACAAGCGCCACATGATAAAAAGATCCCGGTTGCCGGAAGAGGCCGTGTTGGTAAGCTGCCACGGTACTCCCAGGCCTCATCAGATCCAGGCGAATTGGATAAAAGACTATTGGGGATGACTGAACCAAAAACCATATTATATTGGACCCAATTGGAGGAACTTCTTGAATATGCACAAGTGGTAGATACCAAAGAGGGTAATACATATTTGAACATCCCCGTTTGGTTTGAAAAGAAAGGACATGGTGAGTATGTCATTCACACAGACCTGCCGGAAGAGTTGAGTATGTTTATTTGCAAATCGGGGCTCGGAGGAGATAACCCCAAACCTATACAATTAGAACCATGAAAAGTCCAATACTTATAACTGGATGTGCGAG